AGCCCCTCTTCGTTGCCCACGGAGGTCAGCCGGTTGGCCTCCTCGACCGTGTTGAACGCGGGCATCTTGGGCACGTCCCGCCAGAACACGATGTCTCTCTGACTCAGCGTTGTGGAGTGCAGCACAGCCTCGAGTGATTCCACTCTCAGCGGAAAACCCCCACCCGAAGTGGCGCCAGGGTTGTTGATGTCAGAGCCGGCGCGCAGCGCCTTGCTCAGGTCGGCCATCTCACGAGCCGAGATCATTCCGCCGAAGACGGACCCCTCGGTGTAGTGGTCGAGCGAGATCATTCCGCTACCGTCGAGCATGTCGCTACCTCCTAGCGTGCAGACTGAGCGGCAGTGACGACCCGCTCTGCGATGGCCGGGGTCATGCCGCGTACCTTGCGCCAGTCCCCCCGCATGTTGCGTTCGATGGAGAAGAGCGCCGTACCCAAGCGGTCCACGTCCGCGCTGTCCGCGGTCTCGGCGCTCTTTTCCATGAGATCCTTGATCGTGTCGAAGGCGACCCGCGTCGAGACGTCTCCAGACTTGCCGAGCATGTCCAGGTCGAGCCTATCGCGCTGCGACTTGACCACCTGTTCGGGGCGCGTCTGCGGAGTACGCCCCTGCCAAGGCATCGGACTACCCGCGAGTCCAGCCACACGCTCCGCTAGGGCCTCGTTGCTCTTGCGCAGCGTGCCGAGCTCTTCGCGGAGCGCCACGTTGCGGCCTACAAGGCTCTTCGCCAGTGCGTCGAAGGAGCGGGCCAAGCGCCCCTGGAACTGCGTGTCTGCCTCCCGACCCTGCTCAAGGCTCTTGCGTAGGTCGACCACCTCGCCGGACAGGCCGTCCAGGGCCTTCTCCTGCAACCCGCTCCACGCGGCCAGGAAGGGAGACGCGTCGAGCGCCTCGGTGGCTTCGTCGTCCTCGGTGAGGCTCTTGTGAAGATCCTCGCCCGCACCAGCAGCGACTTCATCCTCAGCCAACAGCTCGGCCATCTCGGATCGCTCGCTCTTGCTCAGCGTGCCCTCGGCCGCCTTGGTGCCCAGCTCGGCCATGCGTCCGGTCTGCGTCGCGGTCTCGGCGCTGTCGGCCAGGGCGGTGAGCAGCTCCAAGCTCTTGAGGAGATCCTCTTCGGTGGGGTCCAGCGAGAAGCCGCCCTTTTCGGTCGCCTCTTCGCCCTCTTCCTCTTCTTCTTTGTCCTCGTTCTCTTCGTCGTCCCCAAACTCGACGGCCTTGGCGTAGGCTTCGTCGTCGAGGTCTTTGTACTTGGCCTCGGCCATCCCGCTTTTGCCGAGCTTGTCGCACTTGGCCGAGTAGTCGCCGTAATTCATGCGCTTCATGTACGTTCCCCTCTACACGGCCCCCAAGGCCTTCATGTGCCCCGCCAGCCGATACAGGGCGGTTGCTTGCTTGCTGCCCATCCCAGGATAGATGGACTTGATGTATGCAACCCCGTCGGACGTCCCCAACAACCGGCGGCGTGTGCGCGTCAAAGACGGCCACACTCCAGGGGAGAACTCGAGTAGATGCACGTCGGGGTCGAGGCTCTCCGTGCGTAGGGCAAATCCCACGCCCGGTGCTGCCCCGGGGTTGCCGATGGCGCTCCCGGCCCGCAGCGCCTTGGACAATGTGACGAGCTGCGTGGACGCGTTGACAGGACAATGCGTCACCGCCACCTGCTCGACCACGGCTCTGCGCACGACTGCACGATCCAACAGGTCCCGTTCTAGAATCTTGCCCTGCACGCTGAAGCCCAACGACCGCCCGGAACCCTTCAAGTCTTCAGCGATCTGCCAAATCTGGCGGCCGCGCTCACCGACGAGCACACCCTCCGCCCAGAACCCGCCTTGCGTGGCACGCGTGCCATCTGGTAGGAGGGCCTTCTTGCCAAACCATTTCACGCCCGCCGTAGGGTACCCCACAATGTCGCTCGTGCTCTTGCCGTGGTTGTCATTGAAGTAGCCGCGCGTCTCGAAGGGGCCGAAGTCCATGCTGCTGCGCAGCAGCGTCTCGCCGTCTTGATCCTTGCCATCGGTCGACACGATCCCGCCGATGCGGCGCGACACGCCCCCACCGGGCTTGGCCTTCGTGAAGACTCCAGCGGGGATATAGAACTTGAATGGAAGAGCGCGGGCCACGGGCGTACCTCCTTGAGGGGGTGCTGCCTGTGGCCCCGGAGGGCAGGCGTTCGTCGATCTAGGATTGCGCTTCGGCGGGGGTCGCGTCAAGGGTTTTCGGTGCAGGGCGCAGTCCACCCCGCTTCCGCTGCACCACGATCTGCCGCTTTTGCTCGACCAAAGGCAGGCGCACGAGCTCACCGCAGCTTTTGCATTTGGCACGCACCGTGAGCCCATCAGAGGAGATTTTGACGACGTTCGTACGGACGATCACCCCACCGTCTCGCGTGTCGTTCTGCGTGAGCACGCCGCCGCAAGTGGGGCACACGGCGGTCACGTTGTGCTGCCGCATCCGGAGGTCATGCTTCGTCAACCATGGACTCGGGCACAAGATCCCAGTTGGCGTCAAAGCCCCAACCCCGCGGAACTCTTATAGGTCCAACGCATTGGCACCAAGGATGAATCCCCTCGGCGGTTGCGATCCAGTCCGAACGCCTGCGAGCCTTTCCTGGTCGCTTCGGGTCGTGCGCGTTGGACACTCCAACCAGCTCGCTCAGCTTGAACACGCGGGGGCGCCCCGTCGCGTGGTCGAGGTAAAGGTCTTTGCACGCGTCACACGCATCCGCGTGGGGCCTCTTTGCTACCATCACGTCTGCCCCGTGCTTGTCGAGCAACTCAGCAGCGCGGCCGTCGCAGTGGGCGTTGTTGATCTCGGTTGTAGCGATCCGCTGCAAGTCCCGCACCCAGTCGCCAGTAGCACGACCCAGCCGTTGCTTGAGTCGGGCGACGGACTCGCGTCCCCAGATAGCCTCGCGGGTCTCCTCGCGCACCACCCCACGTACAGCCTCGACCTCCTCGGCGGACGCCCGGATGATCTCGCCCTCGACCGTCTCGGACACCCTGTTGCCCAGGCCCTTGCAGTAGCGGCCGGCTCTGGCCCCCGCGAACTCCACTGCTCGCGCCTCGGCCCGCGACAGGGGAACTTCACGGTGTGCCGCCAGACGTGCGGTCATCTGCTCTGCGGACGGCTCCGTGCCTGGGTCGGGCTGAGCAGCCAGGATCACCCCGAGCGTTACTGCGTCGGGCACTGGGGGCACCACAACAACACCTGGCAAGCCCAACGCGGCCACGCGTGCAATCACGTCCGCCGGTAGCACGGCGTCACCGCACAATGCCTGGATCAACACCGAGTGGTGGTCGTCAACGATCCCTGTGATAGCGGCAAGCTGGTCCGGTGTGATCATTGAGCGACCATGACCAACAGCAAGACGACAGCAGCGGTAGCAGCACCAATACCGAAGCCTGCCAACCTGTCTGGCCAAGGAGACACGCGAGCGGGAGCGGGTAGCGTGACAGGGTCGGGTACAGCCGAGGCCACCTCCGCGGGTAGCAGCTTGCAGCGGTCGAGCAGCCGCGCGTAGGCCACGCGGCCCCGCGCGACACGCCAGACATTGGCTGCTGCTGCCCTCGCGTAGGCGGGGTGCAAGAGCACGCCGCCCGGGTGCTGCGGGTCTTTGGGGAGCAGATAAAGCGGATCCCAGAGCGCTGGCTCGCCCGATACTACGAACTCGAGGGCAGACGCAGGACCGGGGAGCGGCGCCATGTCCTTGGGCTCCGTAGTGGGATCCGGGGTGGGAATGGGGAGAGGGTCAACACCTGTCATGGCGACAGCGCTAGCCGCTGGCGTCACCTGGGCGTGCGTCCGTCGAGCACCGAAGAGGATCAACGCGAGGGCAGCGCTCGCCACGAAGAGCAGCACCCAACGTGTCCGCCAGAGCTTGCCCCTGGAGCGCAAGTAGCTTCGCACGCTCCGTCTCAGCGATAGCGGCGGCAGCGGCGTCCTCTTCGTGGGAGAAGGCCTCGACGGCCTCGACGGCCTCGATAGCGGCAGTGTCAGCGAGTGCTCGAGGTCTTCGCGTAGTGGCGAGCTTGTGGCCCCCCCAGAGAGCGGCGATGGACATGCCTGCCGCGGAAAGCCACCCTGTAGCCGTCTGGAGCCACTGCGGGCCGGTGAGTACAACCACCAATCCCGCCCCGACCGCGACGACGACAACGCCTCCAAGAATGACCACTCGCCAACGCACGGCACCTCCTCACGCATCTTCAACCCCCGCTAGCAATACGGCGCCCACCCGATCCAGCATGGCAGGTAGCACATGCTTGGCGTACCAGTCCACGATAGCGGTAGCTTGCTTGGCGAGGTTGGGGTCTCTGAGCTGGCTGCTTGTCGCCAGTAGGTGGGCCTTCGACAGGCCGAGCGCGTCCCCAGCGGCCTTTTGCAGGTCAGCCGGGGAGTGCCCCCCTTCCCGAAGGATCACGGTCAGCGCCTTATACAGCCGGGTAGGGTCGGGCGCTTCTCCCGGCCCATGCTCCAGCCGTAGCAGCACCTAGACCGTCTGCGGCATCTTGCGGGCGATGGACAGCTCGTAGAGCACGGTGCCGTGGTTGGCGCCTGCGGTCCCGAGCGCGATCACGTCGTTCTTCGCGAACTCGACCCGGTCCACGCCGTCGTCCTGCTCGACGAGGTTGTCGGTGGGGTAGTTGTCCTGCGTGTCACCCGCCGTGGCGTTTCCCAGGAAGGTGTTGCCGTCGCCAGCCGCCGCGTAGCAGTTGGTGCCACCTACGGACAGCGTGACGCTGTTCTGCGCCGCGCCGACACCGGCGATCAGCTGCGTCGAGCGTACGATCTCCAGCACTCCGGCCCAAGGGGCCTTGATCGTGATGGCGGGCCCCGCGGCTGTGCAGGGCACTGTCAGGGTGCGCCGGAAGTCCGCCAGCAGCTCAGGGGCCTGCGTGGGGACGTTGCTGGGCTTCATCGCCGGGGACACAAGCCCCTGCTCATAGGTGTTCCCGTCCACGGCCATAGCTGCCTCCCCGGTCTCGAGTGCTACAGGTCTACCTCGTAGACCACGCTGTTCTGCCCTCTGAGTCTACGGAGCCGCGCTGGCCCCGTCAACGACTTCTCCGCTGGCTCCCCACCTTGAGCGGCAAAGCCTCCAAAGCCATCCACGCCAGCGAAGCCGCCAGAGGGCGCGTCGCCTTCTTCGCCTTCTTCGCCTTCTTCGCCAGCTTCGCCTTCGGCACCCATCATGGACTGCTGCTGCTCAGCCATCGCGGCGTTTTGCACGCTCTGGATGTACGTGGGGCTGAGGATGATCTCGCCCTTCTTGTCAGGCATCGGCGGTAGATTGCGTGCCTCGCGTGCTTCGTCGACCGTCAAGTAGGCGGCGACCTCCTTGGTCAAGAGGTCCACCTCTTCCGACTCGGAGCGCGCGTCGAGCCCCTCGAAAGCCAGTTCGTAACCTGGATCCATAGGCCAAAGCACATGCTCGTTGATCTGCTGGGCAGCCCACTTGAGCGTGGGTCGCAGCCCCCGGTCTTGGCTCGCTTCGATTTTCTGGGCCTGGTTGCCCTCGTTTAGCGTCGACGTCTGACCGCGGTTGCCCAGCTGGAACCCGATTTCCTCGGGCGCGATCTGGAGCACAGAGCACATGACCCGCAGCAGCCAGTCCATGAAGTTAGACCACTCCATGTCCAAGTTGCTCTTCTGAATATCGATCCACTTGAGCCCGCCGCCCTTGCCCTCCAGATCCGTCACCTCAAGGATCGGAGCTCGCCAGGCGTTCTGCGCCCCCGTGACCATGGCGGTCCACTTGCGGCGGAAGGCACGCATCTGCGCACGCGGCACCAGCCCGCTGATGGCAAGCACGCCCTTGGCCGACGTGCCCTGGGAGTTGTGCACGGCCACCATGTTCCCGAGGAACGTGTGCTCCTCGTCGAACACCTCGACGTCGAACATCAGCTCGGTGCAGATAGGGATCGTGTCGATCACGTCGACAGGTACATGGTGGTACAAAAGGACGTCGGGGATGGCAGCCCCAGCTTCCTGCAACATGCGAATGGCCCGGGGGCGGCTGAGCCCTGCCACGCCCCTCCGTGTCCTGGAGATCATGCCGCGGTCCGTTTGGGACAGCTTGAGCCACAGCGGGCCGGCTGCAATCATCTCGGAGACGGCAATCGCAACCCCTGGATGCAGCTTGTCCCACCGGGTCTGAGATATTGGTGAGCGCGTGATCCCCGCGTTCTTGTAGTCCTGCAGGTAGCCGACCTTCTCGACGAAAGCCTCTGTGTCCTGCACGATCATGTCTCCCGACCTATTCCAGCCGGACCCCACGTCGTTGACAGCCACGCCCACAGACCACAGAAGCAATACAGCGTCCTGCCGCAGCCTGGCGTCCTCCGAGTACAGCGATGGCGTCCTGTACCCAGTCTCGTGAGTGCGTGTGCACCCGTCTGCGCTGAACCATCCTCGCAACACCGCAGACCGAAGCCATATCGGCAGCTGGAACAGCGCGTCGGCAGCACGCTTGCCGTCCGTAGACGGCTTGAACCCTAGATCGTACAACCAGCGGAGGAAAGCGCTGTGACCGATGGAGATCACCGGGATCCCCGCGACGCCGTCGGCTCGGGTCACGTGCTTGTTGTACTGTTGCCGCTTTGCGCGGACCCCGTGGCGCTCGCACACCGCCAGGAACTTTCCGAACAGCGCTGCGTCTTTCGTGTGATGCGGGAATACCAGCATGCGCTGTGGGCCCCGCTTCCCCGCGAGGTTGTTCCCGTGCTCATGTAGCCGCGGCCAGTAGCCGTCACCGATCGCGAAGCCAATCATCTCCCAGAACTCTGGGTCTTCGACCAGCTCTTGCGTTGGTACGAACTCGCGTCCCCGAGAGCCGCGGCCTTCGTAGACCTGGCCAACGCGCAGCAAGTTGAAGTCCATCGGCGCTTCTACTCCGCCGACCGCTACCAACAGGTGATCGCCGGGCACAAGCGCTCGCTGTTCTTTCCACCCAGGAGCGCTGTGCTGCGTCCCGGCAGGGATCACGCGGAAGCGGTGGTCGGGGCTCGTCTTCAGCTCTAGGCCGTTCCAGAGCTTCGTGCGCACCAATGGGCGCGGCCCCGTCTCGACAGCCGTCGCAGGCTGCCACCGATGGCCGTTCCAAATGTCAAACCTGTGCCCCGCGAGCTCGTCAATCCGCTGGAGCCCCGCACGCGTGGCAACCCGCAGGTCCCCGGAAGCACAAAAGTAGTTGGCGTTGTGCTCGAAACCGCTCAGCAGCGCTGTCACGGTCGAGATCATCATCTCGAGCTCGGAGTAGCCGTAGCCGAAGACACGCAGGCTACTACGCGGGTTGCGAATCGAGAACGACAGGTCAAGCGGTGAAAACTCGGCCGCTACCACCCCGTCGACGATCTGCACGTAGCGCACGATCTCCCCGAAGGGGTTGATCACGTCGGCGTCTGGGCTTGCTTGGCGAATCGAAGGTGCAGACAAAGCGCGCCAGGCCACAAGGTCTTTGCCTCGCGTGCGCCGCGCCTCGATGTGCGCCTGGTCATAGACCAGACTGTCACGCAGGAACAGCTTGAGAAACTCCAGCATCCCAGGCCGCCGCGTGCCCGACTTCGCGTCGTACACTTCCAGCGACCCGGAGGCACGGAGGATCTCTTCATACTTGCGGGCCTTCTTGTCCTCGCCGCGACCTTCTTTCTTTCCACCCCTCTTGCGCACGACGTAGCCGGGGCCGTGCTTGTCCTCTTGGGGATCAGCGTAGTAGGTCAACTGATTCATGCGCGTCTGCAAGTAGCCCGTGAAGGGCCCCACCCGCCGCGATAGCGTCGTTAGCATATCGTAGGACAAGATGGCCGGGCGTTCTCGGTAGCCGCCGAACCCCGTCAACGGCTCGTAGGGGTCCTCTGTCAACCCGATCCAGTCGGGCACCCCACCGCGGCCACGTGTCGTACCAGCCCGAGCTATGTCAGCCGCTTTTTCCATGAGCGTGTGTTCGCCCACCTCCTCCGCGATGGCTTCATACCACTCAGGGGAGATCCCCAACATGCCCGAGCGGCGCTCGAGGGCTCGCGTGCGCTGGTGCTCTTGTGCCTTGTAGAGGCTGGCTTCGTAGCCTTGGGCCAACGCGTGCAGGGTCGCGGTACCGGCGCCCACGGCGCGGGCAAAGAACCCCCCGAGACGCGCCCCTACGGTGCCAGGATGAAAGCGGACTAGCTTGGACACAGCGCCTCGCTACTCGTGCTTGGCGACCAGCGCGCCGCCCACAGTGCCCATGGAGCCCATCTGCCACGTGGTCGTCATGTCGCCGGCCTCGATGGACGCAGCGCAACGCTCGTCGAAGCTCTTGCGCAGGGGCTCCTCGGGCACCTCAGCGGGGGACGCCACTTCCGGTGGCACGCGTGCCACGGGAGTCTCCTCGTCGGCGTCGGGACCGGGCATGGGATCCACTCCGACGCTCTTGCAGAGCTCCTCGAACTCGGTGCCTGCCTTCATAGCCTTCTCCAACCCCAGCCGCTTGCGCACGCGTGCGCCCACGACTATGGGACTGCTACCTTGATACACCTCGGGGTGCGCTGTCCTGTCGTGAGCGTACAGCGCTGTCACGGCAGAGTAAACGGCCTGCCCGCGACGCTTGGTCGTTGGCAACACAGGCAGCACACCTTTGAGCTCGCCTTGTACCTTGCGCCACGCGGTGTTGATCAGCTCGCGGGCCTCGACAAGGTTGGCCGCTGAACCGGTGACACCCGCGGCTGCCAGCTTGGCCATGTGGGGCACCAGCGACGTGGGCACGTCGCCAGCATGCGGGCCCTCGCCGTCGTGCCGCTTACCCTTGGGGTCAGCGCACCACTTGCCGTCGCCGCCTTTGACATGCCAGACGCCTTGCCACTGCCGTCGGGTGCCGACCGGGTACTCTCTGCCCACGTCTATCTCCTACGCTGCGGTCGCAGTCTTCTTGCTGCCCCGCAGGTCCGCTTCCGCCTCGGCCAAGGGATCGTCGCCAAACCCGAAGGCCTCTTTGATGGCGTCCGTCGCCTTCTTGCCCGGTGGCTTGGGGCCGAATAGCGACGCGTTGGGGTCCGGTGCTGCAGCTGCGGCCAGCTGCGCGTACTTGCGGATCCCGGGGCCCAGGCTGCGCCCGTCTTTCTTGAGCAGCGCCGCCAGAAGGGCTTGCGACAGCATGTCTTTGTAGACGGGGTGGTCTCCGCCACCGAGCTCCCGATTCTTGAGCACGGCGCTGGGCAGACGTGCCTTGCGGTCGTGCATTTCCTTGAGCACGCCGGCCACCGTGCGCACCGCCGTGCTGAGGTTGTAGTCGGGGCTCGCCTGTCCTGCCTTGATCACGTAGGGGAGCATGGCGGCCAGCCGCCCCCGGGTCCGAGGGCGCAGAGCCTCGAGCACCGCTGTATCGGGGATCAGCTTGCCGAGCACGAGCCGGGTGACGAGCGTGCGCCCATCTTCGTTGAAGCGCTGCGTCTTGCGGTCGACATACTTGTCGACGTTCCTGATGTCGAGCACGCCCTCGGCCAACAGCGCGTCCCGCAGCCCCTTGCTACGCGAGCTGCGCAAGTAGCCATCCCAGGTCTCGTCGAGCGCTTCGCCCTCTGGCGTTTCACCCAATCCGTCTGCGATGGCCCCCAGCGTCTTTGGCCCCACTTTCTGGGCACGGCTCACCTGTTCGGCTCGCGGGTCCATGGCGCGGGTGAAGCTCTCGTTGTAGCGTCGCACCAGCTCGCGCGCCTCGTTCTTCGTCGTCGGCTCGGCCACCTCGCGCACGAGCACGGGGCGCTTGATTGCGTCGATGTCGGCAGCGCTCAGACCGTAGGACGCCGCTCGCTTCTTGAGGTGTTCCCGGTAGGCGTCGGCCGACTTGGCGTTGTCACGGACGCTCTCGTCGTCGTAGACGAGCTGCATCGTCATCGTCCGCGAGTTGCCCCCGAGCACGACGCCCCCGGGGGTGACAATCGGTGGGCCGTGGGCGGCGTCAGGATTGTCCGTAATCAAGAACTGGGGCTTGAGCCCGCTAGCGTGCTCACGCACGGCGAGCTGGGCTGACTTGCTGCGATGGTACTCGCGCTCTTGTACGCCCTCGGGGTAGTCTTTGCGGACCGCGAAGCCCTTGCGGTGGTCGTGGCTCGGAATGAGCTCCTCGGCGTCAACCACGCGGTACTTCGCTGGCTGCGCCACGGGCTTGCCGTCGTCGCCTGCGACGTACACCTCGGCGGCACTACCCTCGACGCCCAACCCGGTCCCAGTCTTGCCCTTGGGGCCCGCAGGCGCCTGCTCGTAGGACCGGGCGATGACGGCCTGCAAGGCAGCACGGTGCTCGGCGGGCACATGCTTGAGGGCGGCCTCGAGCGCTGCACGCTCCGGAGACACGTCTGCCTTGCCCTTGCCCGACTCGGCCGTGTCCACGCGTGTGTGGAGCAGTTTCGTTTCCTTCTTGCCGATCCAGCCGTGCTTGGCGGCCTGGTCAATCAGGCGCCGTACGCGCTTCGCCTGTCCCTTGCCGCCTTTGCCCTCGCGCAGCAGCCGCAGGGCTCGCAGGATCTCCCCGCGCATCTTGCCCTGGCGCTTGAGCCTGGCTTCCTTGTGCTGCTCGTTGACGAGCTTGGCAAAGTCCGCCTTCGTGTGACGCGTGTGCTTCCCGGTGCCCGAGTGCTTCACAAAGACGTGCGTGTCGTCGTCGCTGAGTACCTCCCAATGCCCCTCGGAGTCGCCAGCTCTGCCGCTGAATTTCGACCCGCGCTTGAGCGTCGCGGAGCGCGCTACGCCCTTGCCGGGGACGCGATAGTAGTAGCGCCACTTGGGCTTGGCTTTCCCGGTCGGGGTCCGCATGATGTACTTGTGGGGGCGCCCCTTGCGCAGCACCGTGATGGTACACGGGCACGGGGTGTCGTCGGACACACGCTCGACCAAAATCAGCTGCAGCCCACCCATCCTACAATCCCGGGCGCATGCGCAGCAGCACCATGCGCGTCAACGCCGGCTCGCACGTTCGGTCGAAGGCTGCCTCCCAAAGGTGCATGGGGCCCCCGACTCGCGTGTGCCTGTGGGCACTCTTCTCGGCCCACTCCCACACGGTGCGGCGCAGGTGGCCACCACACGTTGGCGCTGCCCTACTCAACGTCGCTGTCCACGAGGTAATACGCGGCTCCATCGTTGTCGAAGGAGGGTTGGTGGGGCAGCATGAAGCGCAGCTCGGCGTTCTCCCGCTGCCGCGCGAGCGCCGTCTGCACGAACTCTTCGTCGCTGAGCTCAGCGGTAGCCGCTTCGGCCAACGGGTCGGGGAAATTGTCGCCAAGGCCGTGGAACTGCGCCCGACTGTAGCCGGCCTGCTTGAGCAGCCGCTTGAAGCGCCACCAGTCGGGCCCGAAGTGCCTGTAGTAGTTGGGCTGCGCTTGCAAGAACTGGACTACGTTGTCGTAGAGCTGGTCGGGTACGGGCATGGTGCGACCTCCCGCTGCAAGCATAGCAGCGGGGGAGGGGGTTGGCTAGCGCGCCGCGAGGGCGCTCAGGGCTGCCTCTACCGGGGTGGGGCCGAAGTAGTACAAGCGCTTGAGCGCCCTCACGCCGGGCCTGGCTTGCCACACGCGACCCACCTGCGTCACAAGCACGTCCAAGTAGTCGTCACCGCCGAACTTGTCGACGTCGCACACCGCGTAGACCGTCGGCGGCCCGTCCGCGTCGGACACCGGGACGGTAGTCACCACCGTCGCCTCTGGGGACCCCGCAGGGGAGATCACCATTGCGGCGGTCGTGCCGTCGTGGCTCAGGCACCACACGCGCCCCTTCCTGTCGGTGTACTCTAGCAGCTTCATACCACCCACCTACTTTCGTCGGAGATCGTTGGGGTCAGCCGGAACGCCTCGTCCACGTGCTGTCGCTCCACGTCCATGTAGCCCTCGAGGTCCGCAATCGTGCGGGCCACCCGCCGCAAGCGCGTCTCGGCCGTGGTCAGCCAGGCGTCGGTCATGCCCAGCTGCTTGGCCCGGTAGCGGCACGTCTCAAGGTGCTTCTCTATCGCTCGAGGGAATATGCCCAGGTCGACCGGGGGCACGGTCCCGTTGTAGTCGTTGCCCAAGCGCTCCTGTTGGGCGCGCCAGGCACGAGCAACGCGGTTGCGGATCAGCGCCGAGCTCTCCCCCTGGACGCCGATGGTACGGATCAGGGCGTGCATCCTCGACAGAGTCACGCGCACGTCGCAGAGGGTGCCCACGCCAGCAGAGCCCCGAGCCCGGTAGCGCTGCACGAGGTCGTCGTCGCACGTACACACGGCCCCGGGCACCGTACGGTTGCCGCAGGGGCAGGGCTTCATACCGACGGCCAACAGGGTCAGCGAGCGAGTCAAGCGTGCCTTGAGCGTGCCCAGTACGATCCGCGGGAACTCGGTGACGTCGTCGAGGTATAGCACCCCGTACCGCGCCAGGCCGAGCACGCCCGGCATGTGCACGTCCCCGCACAGGTTGGCTTGGCTCACGGTGTGGTGCGGGGCCTGGAACGGCCGCACGCCGTGCTTCCCTCTGGCCACCCTTCGTGGCACGCGTGCCACGGCGTGTGCCGCGTTGACCTCGGTCCACTCGTCGGCGGTCATGTTGGGCAGGATCCCGCCCAGGCGCCGGGCCAGCATGGTCCGTCCCGAGCCCGGCGGGCCTGCCAAGACGATCCCGTGCATGCCAGCCGCGGCCACCTCACATGCCCGCACAGCGCCTGTCAAGCCGCGCACGTCGGCCATGTCGTCGAAGGTCAGCATGACGAGTCCTCCTCGTCTATGTACTCCTCTGGCAGCCCGAAGATCACCAGGCGGCCCAGGAACCGCGCCTCAGCCACGTAGCCGGTCCACTTGAGGTCTCCTGTTGCTCTGCGCCACACCTCCCAGTAGCGCAGTTTGGCGTCGGACTTGTGGTCTCGTGCAGCGTAGAGCACGCCGAAGGCCTCAGAAGACGGGTTGCGCGGATCCTTGCCAGCGCCGCTACACTGCGCTAGCCACACCCAATCGGGATGGTCGTGTGCCAATCGCTCGTCGCGGTAGATGGCCTCGCATTCGAAACCCTCGGTGTGGCAATCCTGAAGCCGAGCGCTGCCGTGTTCAGCGACCCAAGCGTCGCGTTCCACCTCTGCTAGTGCCTGCGCACGCTCGGCGGCCCACGCGGCAGCGCACGTCTCGGCCGCCGCCAGGGCCGTCTCGAGATCGGTTGCCGCCAACTGGTCAGCGTGGCCCACCGCCACGACGACAGCGGAGAACGCGTCGCTGTGGTTGCAGTGTGGGGACTCCTCCAGCACCTTCGCGTCCTCGGTGAGCAGCCAGCACTGCGCCTTGGCGATGGCAGTGCCGAGAGCTACAGCCTCGCGCAGCTCCAGGTGGCGCGTTTGGCGTTCGTGGTACTTCTCGGCCAAACCCACCACAGCTCCCGGTGAGGGGTACGCATCCCACTCCAGCAACTCCTCCCCGACCATCTCGCCCTTGTCGTTGTACGTGGGGACAGGACCGCACCGGCTGGCAATCCCTGCCATGTTCAAGTAGCCCACGCGCAACTGCGCCACGCCGCTGGAGGGCACGAAAGCCAGCTCCAGTGCGCGCTGCCCTGGCGTCAACGGGCCCGAAGTCTCACTGGTGGGCGACACGTCCAGCAGCATGTTGGACTCGCGCCCCGCTGGCTTGCCTTTGGCGTACGCGTCCCGCTGCCCCCGTGGGGTCAGAAGGAACCGAACTTGCACCACGTTGCTCATCTTCGCCCCCTTAGCGGATCGTGATCTCGCCAGCGATCAACGCCTCCTCGGCGCCCATCACGGTGTTCTGCTCGCACACCGGGCAGTCGTAGTCCACGGCGTCTGGCTCCGTGCTGTCACGCGTCCAATCCTGGCAGCTCGTACACCAGCCCGTGTAGAGCTCCTGAGCGTTGCGGTACGCGGCTTCGGTCACGAGTCCTTGCACCTTCGATTTCGGCATCTCTGCACCTCCAGACAGGCTCCCTCGCGAGGCTGCTTCCTTGTTGCTTGATCGCTTTGCGGAAAGATCGTCTTTGGGAGTTGGTTTCGTCGTCACGCAGGCACCTCCCGCCCCACCTCGGGGCGACTCGGCCGGGGACCTCCCCCAGACGCTCTCAATCTAGCGCTTACCGTCTTTAGTAGCTAGCACAAAGTATCTCGCCGGATGCTACTCTCCGGCCTACCGCTCCTGCTTGCGCAAGTAGCGGTAGGCCGCGATGGCCTCGGCCGTCTCCTTCTTGGTCGCGGTGGGGTCGTCGTGCAGGCGCGTGAGCTCGCGCTTGAGGGCGTCTGCCGCTGTCTTCCACTCGGCCTTGGTCAGCTCGGTCACGTCGCCTCCTCAGCCCCCTGCGGGAACTGCCCGTCTGCTTCCATGATGGCGCGACCGACGACCTCGACCACCTGGGGGACTACCGTGTCCCCAACAGCTTCAATAGCCAGTCTGTGGGCACGTCGAGCCAATTTGAGGGGTAGCCCTGGAGTTGGAGAATCCAACGAGCCGAAAGCCGCCGGGACGGTGCGCGGCTCTTCGCCTTCGCGCTGGCCTCGTTCCCATCGGTGGGCAGGCCACACATGTGCGCCACCTGATCCTCCAGGCGCCCCTTCGAGGCTGCCCGTTGCACTAGCGGCGACGCAGCCCCGTCCGCACACCTGGGGGTACCCCAGTCGCCCGCCTTCTCGTCTATGGCGTCCAGCAGGGTTGTCCCGGGGTTGCCCTTCTTCGTGTAGCCGTGGCGCCGGCTGCTCTTCACGTCGCTCCGCGTCGGCGTCGGCCAGTCGGGCTTCGCCTGCGCGTCTGCCTCCCGAGCTGCCCCCTCCAGGCTCAGCGCCCCTCGCGTGGCGTACTGCGTCCTCCCATCCCCCGGGCTGCCGTTGTTGCTCGACCCGTAGCGCGATTTCGTCGGAGTCGGCCAGTCGAGCAACGATCCAGACTCGCTTGCGCCCACCTTGGTTGAGCTTGCGTCCGCCTTGGGGGGCTCCGACAGCGCGAGCACCCACCACGAACGGCCAGCAGGCGTAGCCGAGCGCTTCCAGCGCGCCGAGTACCGCGTCAGCCCCGCGAGATTTGAGAGCAGGGACGTTTTCAAGAAGGACCCAACGGGGTCGGAGTCCTTCGATGAGCCGGTGGGCTTCCCACCACAGGCCAGACTTGGGCCCGTTGATCCCTTCTCCCTTGCCTGCGCAGGAGATATTTGTGCAGGGGAATCCAGCGCACACGAGGTCTGGACGCCCGACAGCAGCGAGTACAAGCTCAGTTGTGAGCTCACGCACGTCGGGGTAGCAGGGCACGGATGGCCAGTGCTTGCGCAGCACGAGCCGCCTGAACGGCTCAGCTTCGCAGAAGAGAACCGTGGACATGCCGGCGCCCTCGAGTCCTTTGGCGATCCCACCGATCCCTGAGAAGAGGTCGACAACACGCACACTCCTACCCCTCAGCCGGG